TAGATGTATTGAATTGGCATCGGGTGCAGAACACACCGAAGCAGAACTTAAAGCAACATTGAAATCAGAAATTAACCCAGAGTGCCCGGCACTTGCAAATCCAAACTATGTACCATTTAAATAAAATATTAGCAGTAGCATTTATCATATTACTAACAGGTTGTAGTATCGGTGGCGAAAAGAAAATTAAAATATTCTCAATTGAAAAACCAAGAGAGAAATTAGACTACCCTATGCCAACACCATTGCAAATGGAAGAGATCTACTGGCATATCATTACAAGTGAAAATGCAGAAGAAGTATTTAAGAAACTTGAAGAGGCAGGAATAGACCCTGTGTTGTTTGGAATAACAGACAAGGACTTCCAAGTACTTGCAAGAAACTTCGCACAGATTAGACAAAAATTACAGGAAACAAACAACTTATTAGAAGAGTATAAGAAGTATTACGAAGGTACTGAATAAATACTACTATTATAGACGAGGAGTTATATGGGAAAGTTTAACGATAGATTGATGACAGAGTTTTGGCCACCTAGAGGCTGGAGACTGGGCAGAGATCTAACATATACAACAAAAGATATTACAGCAGACGAAATTAAAACACTTAAAGCAGTTGGTGTGAAAATAAAAAGAGACACAAACAAAACTGAAAGTATTGTTGTGCCTGCAGGATTCGAAACAGATTTAGCATCAGTGCCAAGAGCGGCATGGGCCTTGATTGCTCCATGGGACGTGGCAAGAGCGGCAATAGTTCACGATATATTGTACAAAACAATTAGACAGTATAGATGGAAAATGAAAACAAAAGAAGATAAAGATTTAGTAGCAAAAGCAAAAGTGATAAGCGATAAAGTATTTCTTCTTGCAATGAATGACGCACATCCACCAGTAGCACAATGGAAAAAATTTTCCGCATGGAAAGCCGTTGACCTATTTGGAAATGGTTCAATTGTGCCTAACAAGGATAACATCTAATGTGGTTCTTTTTAATTAAATCAATCGTAGGTGCAATACTAGGACAAGCAACAAACAGTTGGTTCAAGAAAACTAAAATGGGTGTTTGGTTCTATGCAAAAGTTGACTGCTGTTATAATTGGGCGGCAAAAAGATATGATTTACAAGTTTTAAGCAAAGAAGAAAAAGCAATGAAACGTTTTCCTGCATTAACTAAAAAGATGGCAGACTTAGAAAAACGAATTAAGAAATTGGAGAAATAATAATGGCTGAATTAAAAGAAGATATGTTAGTGCCAAAAGTTAAGGTAAAAGAAGTTTCCAAAGAGTACGAAATTCCAAAAGAAGACCTTGTGCCAAAAACAGGTGACGAAGCACCAACTTGGTACAACAAAACCGCAGGTATATTAGACAAATTTAGATTTATTCCTAGACTGATTATGTTGGCTTACATCTATGCTTTCTATAAGTCAATCACATGGTTCATGACGTTGCCAGAACCTTCAAATGCTCAGGCAATGTTTATATCAACAATAGTAGGTGCCGGTGCGGCATTCTTTGGATTATATGTTGGTAAACCAGGTGCCAATTTGCCTAAAGGTAAAAAATAACAACAATCCGAAAATATTAAATACTACAAAGGACTTGACTTTTTGGTAGGAGTCATTATATAATATAGATATGGATTATTACAAAACATTAGGCGTGAATAAAAATGCATCACAAAGTGATATCAAAAGTGCATTTAAAAAACAAGCCATGAAACATCACCCGGACAAAGGTGGTGATCCTAAACAATTTCAACAACTGAACGAAGCATACGAAGTATTAGGCAACGCACAAAAGAAAAGTCAATACGATATGTTTGGCTCTGCTAATCCACAACAAGGTGGTCCAGGAAGAACATGGGAATTTAGAAGCGATAGTTTCCCGGACGATATAGGTGATGTATTCAATCAATTCTTTGGCGGAGGCAGATCGCCCTTTGGACAACGTCAACCATTTAGAAAAAATAGAGATATCATAATACAAACTGAAATATCTTTAGAGGATGTCTTGACTGGAAAGGAAATGATTGCTACGTATAGATTAACTAATGGCAAAGAACAAAGTGTCAATATAACTTTACCTGCAGGAGTGGATAATAACACAACTATAAAATTTCCATCTCTTGGCGACGACTATCATTCAAATGCTCCACGAGGAGACTTAATGGTTAGAGTAAGAGTGCGTAGACATCCTAAATGGAATAGAGACGGACCAAACCTGCACACAATAGAAAAAGTAAATGTATTTGATCTAATGATTGGAACCAAAAAAGAAATAACAACCTTAGATGGCAAGAAATTATCTATATCAATTCCTAAGGCTACTCAACCAGGAACTGTATTAAGTATTACTGAACAAGGCTTACCAGCAAGAGGTGGTAGAAGAGGAAACATATATTTGACAATACAAGCGGATATACCAAACATTACGGATCAAAACACGTTAAACAAAATTAAAGGAATAAGAAATGGAACTGATTAAAGCACCAAACGAATTTTTAGAAAAACAAGTTAAGCCTTTTGACTTTGAAAACATGGATGCAGGAAAAATATCTAATGATATGGTAGAAACAATGCTGAAGTATAAAGGTATAGGACTTGCTTCTAATCAGGTTGGAATTGATGCACAGATATTTGTAATGGGAGAAGAAAAACCTATCACAGTTATCAATCCTATAATAACAGAAGTAGGACCTGAAAGAGTTGAAATGGAAGAAGGTTGTTTAAGTTTTCCAGGACTATATTTTAAAGTAAAAAGACCATCAGTTGTGAGTGTCCAATATCTTGACATTGAACAAAAAGAATGTATAATAAAATTAGAAGGACTTCATGCTAGAGTATTTCTACACGAATACGATCATCTCCAGGGTATTACATTTGATCAAAGGATATCAAAACTACGTTTGGAAATGGCAAAAAAGAAACAGGAAAAATTATTAAAGGATTTACATGGTTGAACCAAGTGGTGATTTACAGGCAGTATTTGACAGAGCAGTAGGCAGTGCTAAAAGTTGGAGGCACGAATACGTTACTCTAGAACATCTACTCTTCTCTATGCTTGAAGACAAAAAGTTCAACGGCATAGTAAAAGACTTTGGTGCAGATCCAGAAGATATGAAAAGTCATTTAAAAACATATCTTGATACAAAATTAGAAAAAATTAAAATGCCGACAGGCAAATACAAACCTAAGAAGACTGTCAGTGTCGAAAGAGTTTTAAATAGAGCATTCACGCAAGTATTGTTCAGTGGTAGAACAAACATAGACTTAACAGACGTATTCATGAGTTTATTATCCGAAACTAAAAGTTGGGCATATTATTATATCATGGAAGCACAGATTGATAAAGATAAATTCCAAGATTTCTTACACAATGAAATGGAAGAACTGTTTGAAGACGAAATTGATGTAAGCGAAACGAAACGTGCATTAAGCAAATACACATCTAATTTAAACAACGAAGTTAAAAAGAAAAAAATTGATCCAGTGATAGGAAGGATTGAAGAATTAAATCAAATTGCATTATCTCTAGGACGTAGAACTAAAAACAATGTAATTTTAGTTGGTGATCCAGGAGTAGGTAAAACTGCCATCGCTGAAGGACTTGCATTTAATATTGTTAATAACACTTGTCCAGATTTCCTAATAGGCTACGAAGTTTACAATTTAGACATTGGTGCAATGTTGGCTGGTTCTAAATACAGAGGTGACTTTGAAGAACGTTTCAAAATGGTGTTAAACGGTTTAAAGAAAAAAGGTAAAACAATTTGTTTTATCGATGAAGCACACAATATAAGTGGTGCAGGAGCAGGTGGTGGACAAAATAGCAATGACTTGGCAAACTTACTGAAGCCGGTTTTAACCAAGGGTGATTTAAAAGTTGTTGCGTCCACAACTTGGGAAGAATATAGAAAATACTTTGAAAAAGACAGAGCATTAATGAGACGTTTCGCAAGAATAAGTGTAGACGAACCTGACAAAAATACAACACTAGAAATTTTACACGGACTCAAAAAATACTACGAAGAGTTTCATAACGCAACTATATTAGATGAAGCGATAGAATCTTCTGTTAAATTAAGTGTCAAATATCAAACAGATAAAAAATTGCCTGATAAAGCAATAGATTTAATAGACTTGGCTTGTAGTAGATTTAATTTAAAAGACCAAAACGTAGATAGAGTTATAGGCGCAGACGAAATACAATTTGAAATATCTAAACAGGTTAAAATGCCTGTAGAAAATATTGCAGAAAAAGAATCAAGCAATCTTGCAAACTTATCTAAAAACATGAACGCAACGGTGTTCGGACAGGAAAAAGCAATTAGCACAGTCGTAGACAAAATACTTGTTGCCCAGGCAGGACTGAAACGTGATAACAAACCTATTGGTTCTTTTGTGTTTATGGGACCGACTGGTTGTGGTAAGACTGAAACTGCAAAACAATTGGCAGAGCAACTAGGAGTTCAATTAGTAAGATTTGATATGTCGGAATATCAGGAAAAACATTCTGTAAGTAAATTAATTGGTTCACCTCCAGGTTATGTAGGCTTTGAAGAAAATACAGGACTATTAATTACAAAATTACAAGAACATCAAAATTGTGTATTACTTTTAGATGAGGTTGAGAAAGCACACCCAGACGTTTCACAAATATTATTGCAAATTATGGACGAAGGAACTATACAAGGTAATAATGGTAAGTCAGCAAACTGTAAAAATATTGTGTTAATACTTACAACTAACCTAGGTGCTGATCAACTAGAGAAAAATGCTATGGGTTTCAATCAAACTAAAGATGCTGAATATGATGACAAAGATATTAAACGTTTCTTTGCTCCAGAATTTAGAAATAGACTAGACGCAACTGTGGTATTTGCTAAACTATCTAAAGAAGTGTTAATTAAAATTGTAGGCAAATTTATGCTAGAATTAAAGAATATGCTTAAAGAAAAAAGTGTTAAATTAGAACTTACAAACGAAGCAATTGATTATCTAGTAGAAAATGGTTACGATAGCAAAATGGGTGCAAGACCTATGCAACGTCTAATAGATGACAAGATCAAGCAACCTTTAAGTAAAGAACTGTTATTTGGTAAATTAAAGCAGGGTGGTGAGGTCAAAGTAACCGCAAATGATAAAGGTTTAGTGCTTGATATACCCGATAACGTTAAACTTTTAGAAAAACAAGCCTAGCATCACTAGAAGGCATATAGGCTAAATATAAGCATATGCCAGCAACAAGCACAACAATAATGTCAAATCAGACCCATCCAGGTGATAGTACAAGTACGACTGTCACAGGTGATAAGTTTAAAGGTGATGGATATTACGGTAGATCAGACGGTTTTCACACTGTCCAGATGAATGTACTTGGTGTTGCTGGTACAATACAAATACAAGGAACATTAGCAACTACACCTGCAGAAGCAGACTATTTCAATATTGCTGGCGCTTTATATGATAGTACAACTGCTGGGAAAGATGGTTCTTTTGTTTTTAACTTTACAGGAAACTTTGTCTGGATTAGAGCAGTGTTAGTTTACACAGATGGCACTGTCAGTTCAGTGATGTTGAACAATTAATATGCACCATTATATAAACATTATAAAAGAAAAAGACTTTACAGAATCAGAAATAGATACGTGCTTATGGCACAGTGCCGTTGGTCTTTTAGAGAGTGAAACAAATTACATCACGTTCGAAAACGTAGACGGCAATCAAGTATTAAGACTTGAATTACACAGACAATTAGACGAATTTGAATCAGATGAACTTGCAGATGCAATTTCTAAAAACTTACAAGAAATGGGTGTAGAAGGATTAGAAGTTGAAATTAGCAATAACGATCCAGAAGAAGAAACTTATGACGGAGACAGTTTCCATGAAGCATATGGAGATATGTTTTACAATGAAGACGAATCTTTAGACGAAGCAGAGTACAGAGGAAGAAAAGTTTCACTAGGCAAACCAATGCGTGGTGATGTTAAAAAATTTAAAGTGTATGTAAGAGATCCGAAAACAAAAAATATTAAAAAAGTAAACTTCGGTGATCCTAATATGAGAATTAAAAAATCTAATCCTGCAAGACGTAGAAGTTTTAGAGCAAGACATAACTGCGATAATCCAGGACCAAGAACAAAAGCAAGATATTGGAGTTGCAGAAAATGGTAAGACTAGTAGAATTTACAGATGAAATGCGTTTAGATTATGATCTAATGGACGACTTATTCCATTACATGATGAACGACGATGACTTTTATAGAAAAAATTATTATCCTGCAATGAACAAAGCAAAGCAAACAGGCAACAGTGAAATGATGATGCCTGTGATTGAATATGCTATGACGGAATATTCAAAAAAATTTAAAGTACCATCTAGAATGATGGACATGGTTACACCTGAAGACAAGAAAACTTTAATGGCTAGAATGTTTGATGCTGAAAATGAGGAGTAATCATGCGTATTGTAGAAGTTGTAGAGGCTCCAAGTAAAACGGCAGTATTCGCATTTGGCAGAATGAATCCGCCAACAGCAGGTCACAAAAAATTAGTAAACACAATCATGAAACAGGCAGGAGACCATTACCTGTTTTTAGGGCCATCTAAAAGTGCCAGTCCCGCAACAGATCCTTTAACACACGATCAAAAAGTAAAATACGCAACAGCAATGTTTCCAGGAATACAATTAGGTGACAGTTCAGTTAGAACTTGGGTACAAGCAATGCAATACCTACAAAAAAGAGGATACACAGATATCATATACGTTGCTGGTAGCGATAGAGCAAACACATTCAACACATTATTAAACAGATACAATGGCAAGGACTATAACTTCACTTCTATTAAAACTGTAGACGCAGGCACTAGAGATCCTGACTCGCCCGGAATTGAGGGGATTAGCGCCAGTAAAATGCGTGAATTAGCGGCGAGAGGCGACGAAAAGAACTTTATTCGTATGACGCCATTGCCCACTAAACTAGCAAAAACCATGTACGATGAAGTACGTAAAGGTATGGGTGTACAGAAGGAGCCAGCATAAATATGAATATAGCGGAGTTGAAAAAACTTGCAGGTATAGGTGAAAAACAAAATGAACCATCTATGGGTGAAAATATTAGTCACACTGCAACTGAATTAAAACATAAAGAAAGACAACTAGGCTTAAAACCAGGTGATGATGAATGGTTTAAATTATGGTTTAGAAGACCATATATGCAAGGGGCACACAAAGGATTTAAAGGTAGAAAGAAATGAAGATAAGAAACATATTACCAGAGTTTAAAATTGCAGGACAACCGGATCCAAAGGATGCGGCTGACTACAAAGAAAAAATGAAAACTCTGCAACAGATTCAAAACGATCCTAAAATGAGAGATCCTCAGACTCAGGCAACTATCGCAAAGAGAAAAGAAGAACTACGTAGATGGGCAGAAAAAAATATGCCTAAAAATGAAGACGCACCATTTGACGGTATGGGTTTAGTGAGAATGGCTTTAATGAAAAAGTTTATTACAGCAGAAGAATGGCATGGTTTAAAAGATAAGTGGAAAGGTGCAGTTGAAGAATTAGAACAAAAATATGATGATTGGCCAGAAGACCAAGGTTTTGGATCATCAGACCACAACTATGCAATTAAAGAATTAATGGAACTAGTAGGATATAAATTTGACGATCAAGATACAAGTGGTAGATTTGTTGTTTCTAAAATGCCTCCAGAGTTAGAAAAGATGGGCATAAAAAATGCAAGGATGAAAGATGCAGTGACAACTGGCGAAGACGCAGACATTGACGCACAGATGAAAGTTGATATACTACAATTCCTTAACACAAAAGTTGCAGGCATAGAAAGACAAATAGAAATGAAACCTGCATTTACACAAGAAGATATTGACAATAAAGAATTTACTTTAAAATTAATTGACTTTGTTCAAAAGAAGTTAGACGACAAACAAAAGGGTGACTAATGAGATTCCAAGAACTTATAGAAGGCGCATCAATGATGCCTTACTTCAAAGACCCTAAAGACAAAACACAAAAAACTTGGACCTTCCCAGATGCTTGGCAAAAAGACGAACCATTAGATACTCCATACATGAGCAATTATAGTATGAGACAATTTCTTGATGCGTTAGGTTATAATCCAGACTTTGAAGATAATCAACCACCTGTACCAGCAAAAGAATTTATTGCTAGAACTACGCAATGGCTTCAAAAGAATATTGACAAGCCGTCAAAATACGAACCAACCCAAGTGGATAAAAATCCAGGTGGACCCACAATGTACACTGGTGGTAGAGAAGAAGGGCATATGAATAAAACAATCAAATACCACAACGAACTTGCCAGAAAAATTATTGCCAAATATCCAGAAGTAACACATTTTGGTTTTAATTAATGCGTCTTTCCGAAATAAGCAGAACTATTGACATTTACAACAAAAGGTTGTATAATGAAAATATGGAATCGATGCCTACAGTTTATTTGGATATGGACGGAGTCCTTGCAGACTTTTTTGGTGGTATAGAAAAGTTGTATGGAGTCCAACATTGGAAAGAACTTACTTCTGACAGAACGAAAGATTTAAAAACAGAAGTAATTAAAAAAATTACAGGAACAAATTTCTTTGAAACTTTGCCTAAATTTAATACAGCAGATGCATTAATTAAATTAGTGCAGGATTTTACAGGCGGTGTATATTCAATTAACACTTCACCATTAAGAGGTGATAATAAAAATTCAGCATACTATAAAAAGATTTGGATAGGTAAGCATTTACCTAAACCACAAGAAATAATTGTTACAGGACGTAAAGAATCTTACGCAATGAATAAAAATAACAAACCAAATATACTAATTGATGATAGACCAATCAATATACAACGTTGGACAGGTAGAGGTGGATATGGTATATTGTATCAAGCAAACAAAGATTCAGTAGGCAAAGTTCAAACTGGTTTAGAAGAGTATAAGAAAAAATATTTGATCACTAAAAACGAAGGCGTTGGAATTATTACAAAGCAAAATGCAACCAAAGACAGTCCTATCGGAAGTGAATATTCCAATGTTAAAAAATTAGGATTAGGCAAAGGCAAGCCTAAAAGTATGAGAGAAAACTTTGCAGATGGCAAAGGTCCAGGCAAACCTGGTGACAGTCAGAGACATGGAATACCCAAAGGTGCAACAATGGCACAATTACAAAAAGCCGCAAAAGCACCCGGCAGGAAAGGTCAATTGGCACGTTGGCAAATCAATATGCGAAAAGGCAGAAAAAAAGCAAAATGATATCAGAATCACCTGATAAAAAATGGTCAGTTAGAGTGGACGAAGAAGGTAATTTTCATTGGACAGATACCAAGCACATTTATGGTAAATACAGTATAGAAGAAATACTGGAAGCAATGGATATTATCAATGGCGTTCAGAAGAGCGAATAAACCCAAACCGTATAACTCACTAGGTAAAAAGCCTAAAAAGTTTAAGAGTTATCGTGTGCTGAAAGACGGCACAGTACAGCACTGGGATAAATCAGCAAATGGCAAAAGAGGTGGCTGGCGTCCTAAGAAAGTATAAATAACAATATGAACTACTTGACAGAACTATTAAGAATAAGAGACGACGAAGGCACTAGCGGATGGGCAAAAGAAACTGCTAAAAGTATCCTTGCTTTAAAAGACAGATTCGAATCAAAAGAAATCACAGCAGATGCATTCGTAGAAGGACTAGAATCATTACGTTCAGGTGATGAAGAAGCAGGTCCAGGTAGCATAAACAACCGTGCTGTAATAGACAACGGCATAGAACATCTGAAAAAACTAGCCTAATTTCACACACAAAATCCGATAAATACACACATAGGAGATAAACTATGTTTAAAAAGATAGCAAAAAAAGTTAATGGTTGGTACAAATTCTCTAAATTAAGAGTACTTGTGGACAGCATTAAAAGAAAATTTAAGTAAATGCGTTACAAGGACATCAAAATGGTGGAGGCACGTATTGATTATCATTACGGCTTGGATCCAGAACTAATGGTGTACCGACATAAAATAGGCGATATTTACGGCAAGAAGAACCTTAAAGTGCCTCACGCAAAATACAGCACTTCTAAAAAAGTGAAGAATTTGTTTAAACCAAGTAAATAAACATATGAAGATTAGAGATATCATATCAGAAGTAGCGTCAGTAGGCGCAACAAGTGCCGCCAATATTGCAACAGTGGCATCACCACACATAGCAGTAGGCCCTGATAGATTTAAGAAATCATACACAGGTACTCCTGGAAAGTCAGGAACAAAGGCTCCAAGATTACCGAAAGTAGTACAACCTAAAAAGAAAGACGGCACAGCCAAAGGCGCTCATGCATTACCAGGAGTGAGTATCTTCGGTGGACCGCTAAAGAGATAAATATTAACATGGCTTGTAAAAATTGTAAATGCGAATGTGAAAATTGCAACTGTGACTATTGCAGATGTGATGATTGCGGAGAAACAAGAGATTAATTATGAAATTCAAAGAAATGTCAGGTGACGGAGTTCAAGCAACAGACTTAAAAAGAGTAGGTAAAGCAGAACCAAAAGTTTACGTACACAAAGACGGAAAAACAATCATGATACCTGCAGAGAAAAAGGATGAGTACATGGCAAAAGGTTATAAACTTTCTTCTTTAAGAGCAGAAGATGACAATTCATCTAAAGGCATGAACAAATACGGATTAGCGGCAAAGAACAAAGATGGTAAATTCTATTCATACAGAAATGGCAAACTAACAGGAACATTTGATAACATGGCAGACTTACAAAAACATCAACACGATTTAATTAAAGACGAATCAATACAAACAGAAGACCTAGCACAAATGGCACAAAAAGTAGAACAAGACCACGAAGTGCAAATGGCAAGATCAGATTTATACAAAGCGGCAAAATATTCAATCAAACTGCATGAAAGATTAAAAGGCATTTCCGAAGAGGAAGGATTAGAAGGTTGGGTTGCGGCTAAGATTACAAAAGCAAGTGATTACCTAAGTTCAGTATTCCATTACATGGATTACGAAATGATGTCTAGCGAAGAGATGACAGAATCAAGAACAAAGATTGTTCAAGCAATTAAAACAAAATCAGAACAACCTGAACCTACATACAAAGAAACAATCAGCAAAAAATATCAAACAAAACTAGACGAGGTCTCAAAAAAAAAGACTGAAGCAGTCCTAGAAGATTTTGTTGGTAAACCTATCACAGAAGAAGAATTCGAAAAACTGGCAGAGAAACAAGATGCCTGCTATCACAAAGTAAAAGCAAGATACAAAGTTTGGCCTTCGGCTTACGCCTCTGGTGCTCTAGTGCAGTGTCGTAAAAAAGGCGCGGCTAATTGGGGCAACAAGAGTAAGAAGTAATGAAGATAAACGAAATCACAGAAGGCACACGTTGTTGGAAGGGTTACGAGAAGAAGGGCATGAAGACCATGTTCGGAAAAAGAGTACCCAACTGCGTTAAAAGGGAACACGTAGACTTCTGTGTTAAATGTTACGATCTTATACTAGACGAATCCTTAGACGAAAATCTGAAAAAATGGTTCAAAGACAAATGGGTGCGTATGGGTCCAGGAGGAAAGATTCGAGGCACGTGTGGTGGTAAGAAAAAAGGAGAGGGCAAACCTAAATGTCTACCTAGATCAAAAGCATACTCATTAGGTAAAAAAGGCAGAGCAAGTGCGGCGGCAAGAAAAAGAAGAAAAGATCCTAATCCAAATAGACGTGGCAAAGCAATAAACGTCAACACAAAAAAGAAGTCGTAAATCTACTTAAGATATAATTTTCCATAAATACAGTAATTAACAAGGGGGAGGTTGTGTCTTGAATTTCGTTGCAAATATTCCGTATACAAAATGTTGGGTTCGTAAAGAATACTTACACGACCTTGAAAGAGGCCACGGCGAATTTGTAGAGGCAGTTATTATTGCTGTCAAATCAGTGCAAGGCAGAGCGTTAATGTTTGAAGCATACCTTCCAGAGTATGGCGCTTGTTTCGATAAATTTCCATTATCAGCATTTGTGTGGCGTACAGATATCAAAGAAGAAGAACAATTACCACTAGGCACATTAGAACTTTGGGATAGTTTCAGTAGCAATATCCAAGTGTGGACAAAATCCATGCTTAAAAATTGTGATGTGGAAATTATGTTAAAAGGCGGTGGCAGAATGAAAGGCGAATATCTTTTCACAGTAGATGCCTGCCACGGTGATCCAAACTCTGTGAACACTGGAGTTTCAGAAGTACCAAGCGAACACAAACAACACAATTTTGGCAGACTAATTAATGGTCAATATTTCGCACAACCAAACAATAGAATGCTTTGGTACGAACAATCCTTAACAGCATCAGAACTAAAAAGACCAGACTTCCAAGTAAGCACCAAAGAGTTTTTCTGTGAAAACGAAAGCACAGTGACTTTTGGTGACACAAACGATTACTTCTACGAAGAAAAAGACAGTCCAGCCAAAGAATAATCATTGACTTTACCCAAAGAATTAAGTATAATTCATTTATATTAATTTTTAAAACAGGTATAGTACATTATGATAGAAGGATTCAAAGTCCCAAAAGTAACATTCAGAATAAGAACAGGTGATGAAGTGGAGACCGATGGCGGTTGTGCAATTGGTGGTGAGTGGCATAACGCAACAACAGATTCATATTTCAAAGGTAAAAGGGTAGTAATTTTTAGTCTACCAGGAGCATTTACTCCTACGTGCTCAAGTCAACAACTTCCAGGATTCGAAAAAGAATATAATAGTATTAAGGATATGGGCATTGACGAAATATATTGTATATCAGTTAATGATTCATATGTAATGAACGCATGGGCAGATAGAATGAATATACAAAACGTAAAAATGATTCCAGATGGTTCTGGAAACTTTACAAGATTTATGGGTATGCTTATAGGAAAAAACCATTTAGGCTTCGGAAATAGAAGTTGGAGATATATGGCTGTCGTTAATGACGGTGCAGTAGAAAAATGGTGGCAAGAGCCTGGCATAAACAATGAAGGGACAGACGACGACCCATACGTTGAGTCGACACCAGACAATATGATTGGTTATCTTAAAGAAGCACACGAAACAGGAAGTTACGGTGACTACTCAGGTATAGATCATAACAAAGCATAACGGAGAAAAAAAATGGAACTAAAAGGTAGTAAGACAGCAGACAACTTGAAAGATGCATTTTCAGGTGAGTCACAAGCAAACAGAAGATATCTATACTTTGCTCAAAAGGCAGATATAGAAGGTGCACCAGATGTTGCTCAAGTGTTTAGATCAACAGCAGAAGGTGAGACAGGACACGCACACGGACATCTAGAATATTTAGAAGAAGTGGGAGATCCTGCAACAGGTGAACCGATGGGAGAAACAGAAGACAATTTAAAATCTGCTATACATGGTGAAACACATGAATATACAGATATGTACCCTGGTATGGCAAGAACAGCCAGAGAAGAAGGCTTTGAAGAAATTGCAGACTGGTTCGAAACATTAGCAAAGGCAGAAAAATCTCACGCAGGCAAATTTACAAGAACTCTAGAAGCATATAAAGGAGCATAACAATATGTCAGCAAGAACATACGGCCCTGAAGAACAAGCGAAACTCAAAAGAATAGTAGACGAAGGTTCTAATGTTTTACAGGAAATAGAAGACTTAAATGCAGGACTGAAAGACACAGTGAAAGCAGTGTCCGAAGAATTAGAAGTAAAACCTGCATTAATCAACAAGGCAATAAAAATTGCACACAAAGGTGAGTGGAGCAAATATTCTGAGGCTTTTGATAGTCTAGAAAATTTAATTATTGCAGTTGGCAAAGACAAATAGACTAGACCAATAATGAAGTACATGGTTGACATTGATAACACTATTTGCTATAATGAAAATAGCAATTACGAACAAAGTCAACCAGACATGAAACGGATTGCAAAGTTAAACAAACTGTTTGATGAAGGACACGAACTTCATTATTGGACAGCAAGAGGTGGTAATTCTGGAAAAGATTGGACAGAACTTACTAAAAAACAACTTGATGATTGGGGAGTTCAATACACTTCAATCAATATGAAGAAACCCGTGTATGATGTTTGGGTTGATGATAGAGCAGTAGACATAAAGGAATTTTTTAATGAGAATTGATTATAACATACATTTAGATTATTCAGACGTTTTATTACAACCTAAAAGATCCACTTTAAGTTCTAGACGTGATGTGGACATTTCAAGACAATTTAAATTTAGAAACAGTGGTAAAGAATTATCTTACGTGCCTATAATGGCAAGTAATATGGATGGTGTAGGAACTTTCGCTATGGCTAGAGTGCTACAAGAATTTAAAATGCTGACAGTAATTAGAAAGCATTACACAATAGATGATTGGAAACAAGCCGCAGGTACAGGATTAAAATTCAAATACGTTTCTGCCTGTGTTGGTACTGGAGCGATATGGGATGAAGACGCAAAAGATTATCAAACATTAAAGCAAGTAATGGCATCATTTCCTGATATACCTTGCATCACAATTGATGTTGCCAATGCGTATCATGAATCATTTGTGGACTTTGTAACACAGATTAGAGAAGAATATCCAGAAAAAGTTATCATTGCTGGTAATGTAGTGACACCAAACATGACTGAAGAATTAATTATTAAAGGTGCTGATATTGTAAAAGTTGGAATTGGTCCAGGTAGTGTGTGTACAACACGAACTCAAACAGGAGTTGGTGTTCCTCAATTTTCAGCAATAATGGAATGTTCAGATGCCGCTAACGGTGTCGGTGGTCATATAATTGCAGACGGTGGTTGCACTGAACCAGGTGATGTAAGTAAAGCATTAGGTGGTGGTGCTCATTTTGTTATGCTAGGTGGAATGTTAGCAGGACACGACGAATCAGAATTAGAGTTAAAAGATGGCAAAAGAATATTTTATGGAATGGCTTCAGAGACAGCACTAGGCACACATGGACAAAGGAAAGACGGATACAGAGGCACAGAAGGCAAAACAGTAACACTACAAGACAAAGGTCCTGTCAGAGAGACTGTTGAACAAATATTAGGTGGAGTGAGAAGTACTTGCACTTACATCGGCGCAAGAAGAATTAAGGATATGCCTAAGGCGGCTCACTTTGTGAGAGTTAATAATGTAATCAACAGAGTATTTGACAAGTATGAATCACGTTAAGTTTAATTCAAGAGTTGGTGTTATGCACAAATACACCTTTCCAAGTTTCTCAGCATTGGAAGAATATTTTCTAAATAACATTAAAAGGTTTAAAGGCTACAAAACAAAAGTAATAGGCAAAACATTATTCGCATGGAAAAATTAACACAGGTACTTAAATGGATAGCGACCGCTACACTTATTGTTGGAACTTTCGTTAACGCAGGTTTCCCACATCTTTATCCCATTGGTCCAATACTTTTAGCAATGGGTGGAGTAGTTTGGTTATCCGTATCAGTGATTTGGAAGGAACCGGCACTGATAACTACAAATGCAGTATTGACAATTACCGGAATAGGCGGTATACTGTTATATTATTTGCGTTAGGCCCAATCAGCCACAAGTGATTATTTGGTATGTGTCAGCCAAAAATGACATTAGGAGAATAAATGAGTTATATAGATGGCTATTTTGACAGAGGTGCAGATCTCATAAGAGTTGTTGAACGTCAAAACGGCGAAAGAGTTTTCAAAGAATATCCAATCAAATACACTTTTTATTATGAAGACCCGCGTGGTAAGTTTAAAAGCACCACAGGTAAATCCTTAAACAGAATTATATCCAAGACTACAAAAGACTTTCACAAAGAACTTGCCATTAATAGAGGTAAGAATTTATTTGAATCAGACATCAATCCAATATATCAATGCTTGAGTGAAAATTATATCAATAGAGACGCTCCTGAATTGAAGACTGCGTTCTTTGATATTGAGGCTGACTTTGATCCGGAAAAAGGTTTCAGCAATCCAAGTGATCCATTCATGCCAATTACAGCGATATCAGTTTCTTTACAATGGCTAGATAGTCTTGTGACTTTCGCAATGCCGCCTAAGACAATGAGCATAGAAGAAGCGAAAGAGGTTACAAAAGGAATAGACAACTTATATCTTTATAAAGATGAAGGAGAAATGCTCACAGCATTTTTAGATACAATTCAAGATGCGGATATACTAACAGGTTGGAATTCGGAAGGTTATGATATTCCATATATTGTAAACAGAATACAAAAAGTATTAAGCAAAGATGACACAAGGAAACTTTGTTTATGGAAACAACTTCCTAAGAAAAGAGTGTTTGAAAGATTTGGTCGTGAACAAGAAACGTATGACCTAGTTGGTAGAGTGCATTTGGATTCACTTGAACTTTATAGAAAATACACATATGAAGAAAGACATTCATACAGATTAGATGCTATTGGTGAACATGAACTAGGAGAAAAGAAAACAGTATATGAAGGCAGTTTGGATCAACTTTACAATCAAGACTTTAGAACATTCGTAGAATACAACAGACAAGATACTGTATTAATTGACAAACTGGATAGAAAACTAAAATTTATTGCATTGACAAATGAATTGGCACACGCAAACACAGTGTTATTGCAGACAACACTAGGTGCAGTTGCAGTGACAGAACAAGCAATTATAAATGAAGCACACAGGAGAGGTGTACAGGTTCCTAATAGACCTAAGAGAGATTCGGATAGTACAACTGCCGCAGGTGCTTATGTGGCTTTTCCTAAAAAAGGATTGCACAATTGGATAGGATCGATGGACATCAGTTCACTGTATCCTTCAGTGATTAGAGCATTGAACATGGCTCCTGAATGTGTAATGGGACAATTAAGACCAACGCACACAGACGAATACATCGAAGAACAGATGACGTTACAAAAGAAATCATTTGCAGGTGCTTGGGAAAACCATTTTGGTTCGTTGGAATATGACGCAGTCATGCAGATGCGTAAAGATATTTCTATACACGTGGATTGGGAAGATGGCAAAACAGAAATTATGAGCGGTGCAGAAGTCTATAAATTAATTTTTGACAGCAACAATCCAATGATGTTGAGTGCCAATGGCACAATTTTCACAAGCGAATTTGAAGGCGTGATACCAGGATTACTTAAACGTTGGTACACAGAGAGACAAGAAATGCAATTGATGTTGAAGAAATCCAAAGACGCAAAGAACAAAGCAGAAGAAGAGTTCTGGGATAAAAGACAACTTGTTAAAAAAATTAATTTGAATTCACTGTATGGTGCAATATTAAATCCTGGTTGTAGATTCTTTGACAAACGTATTGGACAATCAACTACACTGTCTGGTAGACAAATATCAAAACACATGGCGGCAAAGATTAATGAGGTAATCACTGGAGAATATAATCATGTTGGAAAAGCAATTATATATGGTGACACAGACTCCGCTTATTTCAGTGCATATGAAGTATTGAAAAAAGAAATTAAAGATGGCGCAATTCCATGGACTAAAGAAAGTGTTATAAAGTTGTATGACCAAGTGTGTTCAGAAGTTAATGGCAGTTTTAAAAAGTTTATGGCAGAGGCTTTCCATTGTTTGAAAAGTAGAGCAGAAGTAATCAAGGCAGGTAGAGAGTCTGTAAGTTCAACAGGACTATTCATTACAAAGAAAAGATATGCAGTATTGATGTATGATTTAGAAAACTTTAGACAAGATGTAGATGATAAACCAGGAAAAATAAAAGCAATGGGACTAGACCTAAAGAGATCAGATACTCCTGTGTTTATACAAAACTTTTTATATGAATTATTAATAATGGTATTGACCGAACAGACTGAGTCAGAAGTGTTAGATAGAATAAGTCAATTCAGGAATGAATTTAAACAAAGACCTGGTTGGGAAAAAGGATCTCCACGTAGAGCAAACAATATTCAAGAGTATGCTAAAAAAGAAGCAAGACTAGGTAAAGCAAATATGCCAGGTCACGTAAGAGCAAGTATCAATTGGAACAACTTAAAGAAAATGCATAACGACAAATACTCTATGGAGATACATGACGGTATGAAAGTGATAGTATGTAAACTGAAAAGAAATCCGTTGGACTATACTTCTGTTGCATTTCCTACAGATGAGATGCACATACCAAGTTGGTTCAAAGATTTACCATTCGACAATGATGCAATGGAAAGCACACTAATAGATAACAAACTAGGAAACTTGTTGGGAGTATTAGGTTGGGATATTAAATCGACTGAGAGTAAAAACACATTTAACAACTTATTTGACTTTGGAGGATAGATGGCTACACACGGAATGATAGACTTGGAAACATTAAGCACTAGACCAGATGCCACTGTATTGACTGTTGGTGCTATAAAATTTGATCCATACACAGAACAAGAGCCACACAATGGATTATACCTCAGATTAAATGTAGATGAACAAAGTGATTTCGGTCGCCACGTAGATAACGGAACTTTAGAATGGTGGGGCAGACAAGATGAAAAAATTAGAGAAGAAGCACTTGGAGACGGAGATAGAGTGCCACTGACAGAATTTGTTAAACAACTTAACAAATGGTGTGTAGGATTAGATGAACTTTGGTGTCAAGGTCCATTGTTTGACTACGCAATCTTACAAAATTTATATGCACAATTAGAAACACCTGTGCCTTGGAACTATTGGCAAATACGTGATAGCAGAACACTATTTGGTATGTTGCCCGAAGATCCGAGGAAAGGAATACAAATGGATTTGCACAATGCACTTGCTGATTGTTATTTCCAAGCAAAGAGTGTCCAAAAGGCGTATAAACGGTTTGGAGTAAAGAAAAGATGATAGGATTCGTGATTGACTTTTCGCCAAAACCTAAATATAATGTAACAATGAGGAGAAAATAATGAAAGACATCTTACAAGATATAGTTGCCCATACTCACTCGCTAGGCTTTTTAAGTTTAGTTAAAGTGACTAATGAAGAGCAAACTAAAATAGAAAGCATGGCTGAAGATAGATCAGTGATACTTTCAGCAAACACAAACAACAAAGTAAATGAATTTGATGGTGTGTTTGGTATGCCTAACTTAGACAAGTTGGCACTTCACTTAAAGTGTCCTGAATATCAGAAGGACGCAAAGATTGAAGTTAAGTCAGCAGAAAGAAATGGCAAAACAATTCCAACACACATACACTTTGAAAATGCTGGGAAAGATTTTAAAAATGATTACAGATTCATGAGTACTGAAATCATCAATGAAAAGTTAAAGTCAGTAAAATTTAAAGGAACTGCTTGGGATATAGAATTTGAACCAAGAGTGGCGGCGATTGCTAGATTAAAACTACAAGCGGCGGCCCATGTGGAAGAAACTGTATTCACAGTTAAGACAGAAGGCAACAGTCTTGTGTTTTATTTCGGTGATGCAAATTCACACGCAGGTTCTTTTGTATTTGAAGGCAGTGTATCCAATGAATTGAAAAATACTTGGAGTTGGCCTATACAACAAGTTATTAGTATATTAAGTCTTGATGGTAGAATACAGATGAGTATATCTGATCAAGGAGCAATGAAAATAACAGTAGATAGTGGTATTGGTCAATATGATTACATACTGCCTGCACAAACAAAGTAGTAAATGGATAAGAAGATACCAACTGATAGTTTAACTGACACGCAGAAGGATTACGCAACGTTCCTTCCTGCCATGAGCAGTTTCTTTGCGAGGGACTTAGGTAAAGCAAGACACGAAGAAGATTATATCTTGCCGTCAAGAGTTCCGCAGAACTTTGAACATGGAGTCGAAGGTTTAAACTACATGAAGCCAAAGGACACTTATTTCTATTACAAGTGGCATTTATATTCGGCAGGACACGCCGACTTGAATATGAAACACTTTTCTGTTAGAGATGATATCATAAGAAACAGAGATAGAAAAGACAATTGGTTATTAGGTGACTCTGGTGGTTTCCAGATTGGTAAAGGAGTTTGGGAAGGCGACTGGAAAGATCCAACCTGTCCTAAATCTAAAAAGAAAAGAGAACAAGTGCTAGAGTTCATGGATCATAACATGGACTATGGTATGATACTTGATATTCCCGCTTGGGTGTCGCGGTCTCCTCAAGGCGCGAAAGCAAGTAATATCAACTCATATCAAGAAGCAGTTGATGGCACAAAAATAAACAACGACTATTTTATGAAAAATAGAAATGGTAATTGTAAGTTCTTAAATGTGCTTCAAGGTGAAAACTTCCAACAAGCAGATGATTGGTATCTTCAAATGAAAGACTATTGTGATCCTAAGAAATATACAGATCACTTTAACGGCTGGGCAATGGGTGGACAAAATATGTGTGATATCCATTTGGCTCTGAAACGTTTGGTTGCATTAAGATTTGATGGATTGCTTGAAAAAGGCAAACATGATGTGATGCACTTCTTAGGTACAAGCAAATTGGAATGGGCAGTGCTATTAACTGATGTACAGAGAGCAGTTAGAAAGTATCATAATGAAAACTTTATGATTACATTTGATTGTGCGAGTCCTTTCTTAGCAAGTGCAAATGGACAAGTTTACACAGATATTGAAATTAAAGACAAAAAGAAATGGGTTTACAGAATGTTGCCAAGTGCAGACGATAAAGCATTTGCAAAAGATACTAGATCATTTAGAGAGGCTGTGCTAGAAAAAGGAATATTTCCTGCATTTAGAGATAGTCCTGTGAGTGCAAGATGGATGTTAAAAGATATTACTTGTTACAATCCAGGTGATTTGAACAAAATGAAAAATGATCCAAAAACAAGTTGGGATAGTTTTAGTTATACACTACAAATGGCGCACAATGTTTGGACACACATCAAAGCAGTGCAAGAAGCCAATGAAGCATATGACAAAGGTATTAATCCTAAGATGTTGGTTGAAGAGAAGTTTGATAGAATTGCTTTCAGAGATATTGTAAATGCCGTATTTGCAACAAGCAGTAGAGATGAAGCAAACGCAGTAATAGAAGAGTTTAGTAGATTCTGGATGTCAATTATAGGAACAAGAGGAGCAACAGGTAAAAAAACTGTAAATGCTTCTACACAATTTGGAAACTTATTCACGGAGGTATAATATGGCAAAAATAAGAAGCAAGAAAATAATAGCAGTACAAAAGGAATACGACTGGTATAAAAAGAAAGTCGTAGAAATGGAAAAGGAACGAGGCTACGACAGAAGTTGGGACGGCAAACAAATACTCGTAAAGTTTAAAAAAATTAAATTATTTTTAAAAACACAATTAGATAATATGAAGAGATCAATAGGCAGATGAAAAGTTTAATAGTTGGTATGGGATTTGGTCAGTTGTACAAGGATGTACTTACAGAGATGGGACATCAAGTAATCACTGTGGATAGAGACCAATCTAAAAAAGCCGACTTTATTGAACTGACGACAGCACTTGCATCACACAGTCCATTTGATACTGCTCATATATGTGTGCCTAATCATTTGCATTTTAAAATTGCACAGAAGGTGGCACCACATACCAAATTAGTATTTGTAGAAAAGCCTGGAGTTGAATCTGCGGATCATTGGCGTATCTTAAACAATTTAAACCAACCCACAAGATTTGTAATGACTAAGAATAATATGTGGCGTGACAACATTGAAGAAATGAAAACAAAATTTGCTTCAAGCGATCTTGTACAAATAAATTGGATAAATGGAGATAGAATACCCAGTCCAGGCACTTGGTTTACTAATAGTAAATTTGCATTGGGTGGTGTAGAAAAAGATTTACTGCCACACTTGATGAGTTTATTTGTAGCGGTGGCAGGACCAGACTTTAAAGATTACAGTGTGAAAAAATTTACAACAGAACAAAAGTACACATTAGAAGATTGCACAGGCACTGATTATGGAGTAGTAGATAAAAATGGAGTTTATGATGTGCCCGACCATGCAGAACTAACACTGTCCAATGGTGATAAGACTTTTATATTGAATGCAAGTTGGAAAAGTCCATTTGGTGATGACATCGCTATGCATTTTTATAAAGGTGGAGAAAGCAACGGAGAGTCAATACAATTAGGATTATGTCCTGAAAGTGCGTACAGAAAAATGATAGAGGATACCCTTGTACATATGGAAGACGGATACTTTTGGAACAATCAATTAGATATAGATTTATGGATACAGGAGTTACTGAATGAAAACAGTGAAAATACTTTACACTGAAGGTAATGGATCTTTCGAAGAGAAGGACTTTGAACTTCCTGCTATAGGTCCTAATCAGATACGTGTACAAACTAAAATGACGGGTGTGTGCAGAAGTGATATAGATATGATGAATGGGAAATTTGGTCCTTTGCCTTTGGAAATGCAAGGACATGAAGGACTTGGCGAAGTATTGGAAATAGGTGAAGATATCAAAGATGTAGAAGAAGGTGATCTAGTTGCCACTAGAGGTGAACCTGCATACGCAGATGAATACAATGCAAACTTTGGAACTTATGTAAAAGTGCCTAGACTCGACCCTAAATACATCATTGAACCAGTCGCTTGTGGTTTGAATGTTGTTATGCAAGATGAAAGTCAATTCGAGAAACGCAATACTAAAGGTGCAAAACTTTTAATTATTGGCAGTGGCTTTTTAGCATGGGTTGTATATCAATATCTCAATGCACATTATTTCTTTGATGTAGAGGTATTGGGCAGTAGCAACAAAGAACTTTGGGGAGACAAACTGAAAGATAAGGTAGATGGTGGTTATGATATTATTGTTGATCTAAACACAAGAGATGAAGTGTTTACACAAGATTTAATTAATGAACAGGGATTGATTGTGTTAGGTGCAGAAAAAACAAATGGCATCACTACAAATTTCAGCAAACTATTATGGAATGCGGCAACAGTAATATTTCCAAGTCCAAGACAAAAAGACTTTAAAAGATGTATGAGCATGGCAGTAAAAATGATTGAAACTGGTGCTTTAGACATAAGTGGGTTTTGGAGTCAAGGATATGACAGAGAAACAGAATGGCGAGATGCTTTTAAGGAAGGCGATCTCAGAAAGCCAGGCTATAACAGAGGATACATTGAATGGCATTAGACACGTCAAAAAGAAAACAGGTTGTATATTTCATAGGAGATGAAATAGAAAATACAATAGCAAAAGGATTCAGAACACTTTTTGTTGTTGGTACTAGAGATCCAAAAGAAATAATGGACTTGGCAGATCATCATAATTGCAAACATATCTACTTTGGTACAAGTCAAAGTTATGATGGCAATGAAAAGTTTACTACTGTGATGAAAGAATTATTAGAAAACAAATACTGGGTTACTTTAGACTTTGGTATAGAATTTATTGAAACGGTGACAAATACAGGACTTATGAAATTTGAAAGATTCATTCCAATGGTGAGTGCAAAGATACCAAACATTTACAAATTGAATAAAAATACGACACTTAAAATTGATGACGTGACGTGGGGACATTCAAACACAGGTGTTTGGAGTAAAAACTTGAAAGATATTACAGAACATATGCACTACACAGATTGGTCTGAATACGTCGGCGATACGGTAATTGACGTTGACAATGAAGAGTAAAAATGCTATACTTAAAATATGAATAAAAACATTAAAAAACTTATATGGGTAACTTTTAGAAAAGAAGGACTTCACAAATATCCTGCGGCTTTGGATGATCCAAAATTAGCAACAGGTGATGAATATGATGTTTCATTCTTAGGTTATGTTCATAGACACATCTTTCATTTCAAAGTAGGAATAGAAGTATTCCATGATGATAGAGATATCGAGTTTATTCAATTCAAGAGATGGTTAGAGAAAATGTACACAGAGAACACGTTGCAGTTAAACTTTAAATCTTGTGAAATGATCAGCGATGATTTATATGCTGAAATAAACAAAAAATATCCTAACAGAGATATTGAAATAGAAGTGAGTGAAGATGGAGAAAACGGAAGTTACGCAATCTATCATAAAGAAGAAGTTACATCAGAGGTTTAGTATGTGGGTGCTATTTGGAACAATAGGACTTCTCATGCTCGTAGGCTTTGCATGGTATATGCCAATGCCTGGTCTATACGGTGGAGATGAATTTGTGAGCGATATGTATTTGTATGGCTCTTTCTTTTTCATAGGTTTAGCAGTATTAGGATATCACGAAGACAAATGACAATATACATAGTTGATTTAGAAGCAGTAGATACAAGATACACAAAAGAGTGGAAGGAACATCTTCCTAAACAACTCCAACGTGCATCTAATCAAGCAGTGGTCACAATAAGTGGAGGCGACACTCCGCAGGCAACTACTCCTGGTGCATTCTTGAACTTTGGTGGAACTAACGTCTATAAATCAGCACAGATGGAAAAAATAGGAAAAATGTTTTGTGATGGTAAAATTAAAAATGGTGATTACTTCTTATACACAGACGCATGGAATCCAACAGTATTACAATTAAAATACATGGCTGAACTGTTAAAAGTTAAAATTAAAATAGGTGGTATGTGGCACGCCGGATCATATGATCCACAAGACTTTTTGGGAAGATTGATTGGTGATGCAGACTGGGTTAGAAATACTGAACGTGCAATGTTTGATGTATTCGATCACAATTTCTTTGCAACAAGTTTCCATATTGATATGTTTACAGAAACATTTAAAGAAACAGGAAAATATTTAGGTTTAAATCCTGGACCAAAAGAAAAAATATCTAGAGTAGGTTGGCCTATGGAATATATGGATCCAACATTAAGTTTATACAAAGACATGGAGAAGACTAACACAATATTATTTCCACACAGACTGGCTCCTGAGAAACAACCAGCAATATTCAATGATTTAAAACAGGCGATGCCACAATATAATTTTGTGACGTGTCAAGAAAAGCCTTTAACTAAAAATGAATATCATAATTTATTAGGTAGTGCAAAACTTATATTCAGTGCAAACTTGCAAGAGACATTGGGCATAAGTTGGTATGAAGGAGCATTATTAGATGTGATCCCGATGGTTCCTGATAGATTAAGTTATAGCGAAATGGCTATACCCGAATTTGCTTATCCTAGTATATGGACTGAGGACTGGCAAAACTATTTGGCAAATAAGAAAAAGTTAATTGCTAAAATTGAAGATTACATGGAAAATTATAAAAAGTATGTTCCATTGATCTATAAACAAAAAGAAAAATTGAAAGATTCATTTTTTTCAGGAACTAAACTATATGGAGTAATATCAAATGGCTAAAAAACAAAGCGGCAGTAACACGCCTTCGAACAATTTGGCATCCAACGGAATATATGTACTAATGGATGATATCAACACAGATTCATGCAGAGACGTGATTAAATGGATTATGAATCAAAATCTTGCAGAAAATAGATTGCCACAGTTGACATTAATAATTAATTCACCTGGAGGAGATGTACACGCCGCATTTGCTCTGATAGACACAATGAAAGCAAGTACTATACCTATAAAGACTGTTGGACTTGGACTTATTGCAAGTTGTGGATTCTTATTATTCATAGCAGGTGCTAAAGGTAAAAGAATTTTAACTCCAAACACTTCAATATTATCACACCAATACAGTTGGGGCAGTGAAGGTAAAGAACACGAACTATTTGCTCGTGTTAAAGAGTTTGAACTCAGCACAAGAAGAATGATCAATCACTATAAAAAATGTATTGGTATGAGCGAGAAACAAATTAGAGAAATATTACTTCCACCGCAGGACGTTTGGTTAGATGCCAAAGACGCATTGAAACTTAAAATTGCTGATAAGGTTGAGGAGTTGTATTAATGGACAAGGAAAAGAAAGATTCCGAAAGTCCTGAAGTAACTTACACCGTACAAGGAGATACATTTGCAGGAAGTTGGGCACCTGCTTATGAAAATATGACCGTCAGTTATGATAGCAGTGATGCTGGTGATATAAATGAAATGATGAGGCAAGATGCAGGCAAAGGTTTCGAGAACATGACTTTTGAAGATTACAAAATGCCTAAACCATTTGAGGACAGTGTTCCTACTTTGCAAAAGATAGATGAGTTATGTCTAGAGTATCCCAGTTTAAAAATTGCGTATGACAAGTTTAGAAATATATGGCGTATTTGTTATAATGATTATGTTTCAAAAAATCCAGATGAGGAGAATTTTTAATGGCTGTAAACAAGCAATACTTCACCATGATACAAATTAGGAATGCGTTGGAGCAGATATCTGATAAGATGTCGAAAGATGATTGGAAGCCTGATGTAATAATGGGTATCAACAGAGGAGGTTGCATACCGGGAGTTTATCTAAGTCACAGATTAGGAATACCTCATGAAGCATTAGACGTTAGGTTGAGAGATCATAAAGCAAAACCTGACCTACGCAATTTAGAAAAAGCATATGCGTTCCAAAAGAAAATATTAATTATAGATGATATAAATGACACAGGAGAAACATTTAACTATATCAAGAAGAACTTTGGTGGAGAAGATAGAGTAAGAACTGCCGCAGTTATTCACAATACTCCTAGCAAGTTTAACAAACTTGACTATTATTGTTACGAAATAGATAAAGAAGTTTTACCTTGTTGGATAGTTTTTCCTTGGGAGGAATGGTAAGATGATAAAAGTTGATACTTTAGAACAAGCAAAAGCAGAAGGCAGAGCACCTTGGACTGACGTGGTGTATGACTTTAAAGATATGGTGTGGTACAACGATGGCTATCCTGTAGCAGAAGGTCATAGTTTGATTGTTCCTAAAGAAGCAACACAAGAAAGAATTATTAGATGTGTCGAACTTGCAATTAAGATAGGTAATGACAATGTTGCAAAAGGCGTAATACAAGGTTACAACATTGGAATGAATGTTGGTGAAGCCGCAGGGCAAACAGTGATGTATCCACACGTGCATCTTATTCCAAGAAAAGATGGCGATTGTGAGAATCCTAAAGGCGGTGTAAGGAATGTTATACCAGGCAAAGGGGATTACACAAAAAATGAGTAGAACACTTTTCATTGGTGATAGTCATACAGTCGGATATCAAACTATAGAAGGTAAGGTTGGTCCAGGCAGTTATTCTTTCTGGAATGACAACAACTATTGCGAAACATATTCCAAGATACACAATAAGCCTGTCGTGATATATGCACAACCAGGAGCAGTAAACAGTCTTTACACAAATTGGTTAAAGACATCATTTGAAAAATACAATGACATAGATGAAGTATTCTTATGTCTGGCTCCTTTGAACAGAATGGTTTTAAGTTTTGATGGCAAACTAAAGCAAGAAGCAGAGCCAGTAGATCATTTTACAATAGAACATCCACAATCAAATGAAATGATTAGAAAGTTTTCTGATCAACCTATTGCTGGTGACACAGTGCAAATATTGACTAAACCTACAGCACAAGATTATCAAGACGCAAAAGGTTTTAAATTTACAAATGAAGGAGGCTTGGTAGAGCCTGATCTTAGAAAAGATTCCTATATGCAGGTAAAACTTTTTAATGAATGTAATACAACATTAGAGAAGAGAGAATTTTTGTTGAACGCATATGCTTGGGACAATATTTGTGCAGAGAACAACGCCAAGTTGTATGTATTCAATTTTAGAAGTAGAGGCATATGGCCCAACAACTTCGAATATTTTGGTAAAATTAAAACACTGAAGAGAGCGGAGAAGAGTGTGGAAGACCATCTAAATACATTAGGACTTAAAGCAGAAGATTATTTCTTAGAAGACAATGAACATTTCAATAAACAATATCACGATGTGGTTGCAAAGGAGTATCTGTCATGGCTAAAAGAATAGTATTAGCAGGAGACAGTTTTGGTTGCGAATGGCCCAATGGTGAAGGTTGGCCCTTGATGTTGGCACAACAACATGGAGTGAACAACATAGCACAGGCTGGTGTTGGTGAATACAAAATATTAAAACAACTTTGGGACCTAAGTGCCAGAGATGCATATTGGGTAAACAATTATGATTGCGTGATAGTGTGCCATACAAGTCCAAGCAGAATACACACCACAGAACATCCTGTACACAAAGAAGGATTGCATAAAGACTGTGATCTAATCTACACAGACATCATGGATAAATTTGATTGGTTCAACCCCAGATTGCGTACTGCCAAAAATTGGTTCCATCATCATTATGATGACGAGTATGCAATTGACATCTACAATATGATAAGAGCAGAAATAAAGAAATTTATTAATATACCATATTTGGCAGTAGATCATTTTGAAATATCAAATTTTTATGCCAAAGAAGATAACGTTTTAAATTTATCCTCAACTTGGCCCAAATACAAAGGCAAGGTTAACCATTATTCGGATGAAGGAAACCAAATTGTTTACAATCAAATCATTGACAAATTGGATAAAATTTGTTAATATAATAAAAAGGAGAAAACTATGTCAAGTAGGAAAATGATTTATGACGCTTTGATAGAACACGCCAAAGGTCATATCAAGAAACACGCGGCGAATGTTGAGATCTACATGGAGAAAGCAGTCGGCGTTGGTGAACATCCTGATATATTAGAAGCAATAGAAAAAGAGTTAACTGTTATTGCACAATATCATGATGAGATTGAAGTGTTAGAAAAATATATTAAGAGGGATTAATGAAAACATCAGAGAAGATTAGGCAAAGGCTTAAAGACAAAGGCATACGATTTCACAGCAATGACAACATTGCTGATTTTTTAGAAGGCGACGATCTTGTTAATTTGCAAAAGGAAGTTGAGGAATCGTTTTCAGACGTGCTAGATGCTCTAGTGATTGATACTGAAAATGATCACAACACAAAAGAAACTGCAAGACGTGTGGCAAAGATGTATATCAATGAAATATTTGCAGGGAGATTTGTAAGTCCACCTAAGGTGACTTCTTTTCCTAATATGGGATATAGAAGTTTATACACTAGCGGTCCGATTAGTGTTAAGTCTACGTGTGCTCACCATTTTCAGAACATTGTAGGAAAATGTTGGGTTGGTGTATTGCCTGAGAAGGAAGTAATAGGACTTTCTAAATTTAATAGAATAGTTCATCATATTGCAGAACGTCCACAGATACAAGAAGAGATGACAACACAGATTGCAGAAGCATTACAGAAATATGCAAAAACTCCTAACGTGGCTGTATTGATAAAAGCAGAACATCATTGCATGACACAGAGAGGTGTAAGAGAACATGAATCAGATATGACAACTGCGATATTGCTTGGTGCATTTGACACACACGCTCCATTGAAGAAAGAGTTTTATGATATCTGTTTAAGTATGAAAGGTCACAACAATTGAGTAGTAGATTAAGATACAGTGAAGCATTTTACTCCGTACAAGGAGAAGGGAAATTTGTAGGTGTCCCTTCAGTATTTTTAAGAACGTTCGGATGTAATTTTAGATGCATGAACTTTGGTATAGAAAGATATCCAAACAGAGCAGAAAAATTAAAACAAGGGATCAAGTACAATCCTGAAGTAAAACAATTATTAGATGATGGTGTGCTTGATAAAGTTGATACTTTCGAAGAACTTCCAATAGTTCACACTGGTTGCGACACTTATGCAAGTATCTATCCTGAATTTAAAAAGTATATGAAAGATCACACAATTGATGAAGTTGTTGATTATGTTTTAGGACTTACTCCACAAGGCAAGTGGACAATGGATAATGGACAAGACATACACTTTATATTAACAGGTGGAGAGCCTTTGTTAGGTTGGCAAAGATTCTATGTAGAATTATTTGAGCATCCAAGAATGCAAGATTTGAAAAACGTGACATTTGAAACTAATACAACACAACCGTTGCACAAAGATTTCGAAGACTATTTGCGTAGACAAACAAAATTCAAAGTGACATGGAGTTGTTCTCCGAAACTTTCAGTATCAGGAGAACCGTGGGAGACTGCGATCAAACCAGATATTGCAAGGTCATACTTTGATATTCCAAACAGTGATGGATATTTTAAATTTGTTGTTGCTGACTCAACTGACGTTGATGAAGTAGGCAAGGCAGTAAAAGAATATTCAGATGTTGGAATTAATGTTCCGGTATATTGTATGCCTTTAGGCGGCAGATCGGAAATGTATAATCTAAACACTCAAGGGGTAGCCAGACTAGCAATGGAAAGAGGATGGCGTTATACTCCAAGACTGCAAGTAGATATATTTGGAAATAAATGGGGAACTTAAAATGGATGTAATAAAAAAAGTAAAAGATGTATTCAAGAAGAAAGATGATGCTCCTAAGACAGAAAAGGACAAAAGACTTGAAGCACTTATGAAAGAAAAAGAAGAGGCAACAAAATCAGGCGAGGCTTGGGTGGCTGTACTAGACACCAAGATAAATGAAGACAATATAAGAAATGGTTTCTTTGAATTAGATTGGAACAATGAATTTATTGAGAAACTATTGGACGCAGGCTATAAAGGCGAAACAAATGAACAGATAGTAGATGGCTGGTTTAAAACTATTGCAAGAAATATATTGCAAGAAGAAGGCATGGACACAGACAGAGGCGCAGGTTATATTAATGTTAAAGATTTGGGCAAAGACAAATCGGAAATAAGTTAGGAGACAAAATGACGGACTCAGACGAAAAACAAAGAGGACTTGATGCAACTATGGAAAACGAAGGTAGAAGAGACCTTTCACCTATGGTGCAAATATCAATCAAAGAGTATGATAAGTTAAAGGAACGAAGTAGATATATTACAGATAAAGACTTAATTTCTATGATTGATAAGTTGGAGTTCTTTGTAAAAGAATTAAG